GTTCAACATTTACATATTTATTTTTAAATGCTTCAACAACTTTAGCATTCTTTTGTAACTTCTTCCGTTTGTTCACTTGAACGTCAACAACGGTATCTAAGTTTACCATGTGCTACACCTTTCTATAAAGATTAGGGAAAACTTCCAGAACCAACTTTTCAGTCAATCCCTTTACCTTGAGCTTCTTTTTTAACATTTGTTCAAAGATAAGAGCTTCGTCTTTACACATTGACTCTAAAATTTGAATCAGTAATTCTTTAATTCTTTTTTCTTTTAATCCATTTGCCTTTGCATGACCATTAACAAAGATAGAACACTTTGGCATGACTGTAAATAATGAAGTTCCATTCATACCAATAGGTGCTACATCTGGTGTATATTTTGGTAACTTTTTCGGCGTGTTCCATGTTATGTTAGGATCAAAAGTTCCTTGTAATACAAAACGAAAAACATTGTTAGTTTTATATTCTTCAAGAATAGCTTTCTTTTCTTTCCTAGTTTTAGCTTTTGCAATCTTTTTCAAAATTTCAGAAATGTATAGTGTCATCTTATAAAATCCTCTATGTTCTCCATTAAATACTTCAAACGGTTTGTAATAAAATAGTTCAATAACTGTCCCTGCTTATTGTCATCTTTCTTTTTTGCATAATTCTCCATAATACCCTTAGAGATATCTTCTGGAATATACTCAAAATCAATCAATCGTTGATTTCGTTTCCAATTAGCAGATAACCCATTAGCCATATCTGATTGTTCCATCCAGACTGCTAACTTCTTTTTCGTTATAGGTTTCTGCCTCTCTCCGTTGACTATGCAATCGTCAGCTGACAAAATATTCGGAACACCGTCACCTTTATCACCACGGATAATGTGTTCTTGTAGGTATTTATAAGGGTTAGAAGTAGTCAACATTTTTTTCTGTATCGGTGAGTACTGTTTTATGTGCTTATATTTGTGTAATTGGGAGAAATCCTTGTCACTAGAGATAATAATACTCTTTTCTTGGAAATTCTTAGCCAATACAGCAATAACATCGTCACCCTCTGCATGAGGTACAGAAATCACTTTATATGGAAAATGGGTATCTATTTCAATGATAATGTCATTAATCGTCTTGAATAGAGCTGACCAATCCATACCCTCTTCTGTTTTCTGCTTTTCCCTCTTGATCTTTCGGTGAGCTTTATATTGTGGAAATACCTGTTTTCTCCAGCTACCATGACAATCAGTACAAATTACAATTTCACCATACTTGTCTTTATGTTTTACCCGATAGTTCCTGATGCTGTTAAGTACCAGATGGCGGATAAAATCATCTGTTATTTTTTCTTCATGGGAAGTTTTATGAGCTATCATAATACTACCCACAATTATATTTGAAAAGTCTAGTAAAATCATATCACACCTTCAACAATCTTTAAGTGATTTACAGAGTCAACCCGAAAGCTTCTCCATGCATCCTTATCTATATCCCATACAGCAATCACATCAGGATTTTCTTTTTTCTCTGATGAACCTTCTTTCACTTCTGGTAACATAGATTCATGCAATGTACAATTCATAGTTCGTTCTTCACCATTTACTTTGGTGAAATTAACCGTTAATACATTTCGTTTTAAACCTTCAACCAACGTGGCCCGCTTCGTCATAATATTCTCCTTCAATGTTAGATACATAATCAGTATATTTTACTACTTTAATATCAGAGTACTTCTCAATCAAATCCAATCCAGCATTACTTTTGTATCGGTGTTCAAAATGAAATTCTTTAATACCAGACTGTATAATCAACTTAGCACAATCAACACATGGAGCAAACGTACAAAACATATATGCATCTTGACCTGACTCCGTTGACTTAGCTAACTTAGTTATTGCATTGGCTTCCGCATGAAGTACTTCTGGTTTTGTATGTCCCTCTTCTTCACATACGTTAGAACCACCTGATGGCATACCATTGTAACCGATAGAAATAATCCTATCATCCTTTACAATGATACACCCGACTTTTAATCTTTCGGCAGTAGAAAGTTCACCATATATTCGTGCAACTTCCAAATGAGCTCTGATATATTTTGCTTTCATGCTACCCCAAATATTTTAAAGGGTTAAAGGATTTACTAGTTTTCAAACTCCTTATTTCAAAATGTAAGTGAGGGCCAGTAGAATGACCAGTACTACCAACTCTAGCAATACCCTGTCCTCTTTTTACTTGATCGCCTGTTTTCACAAGTACCTTTGAAGCATGACAATAAACTGTTTCATAATTGGTATGTTGAATATAGACACCATATCCACAACCATTGGTTATCCTACCACTTTTAGTTACAACACCAGATGCGGATGCCCTAATCATCTGACCCATAGGAGCTGCAATATCTATACCATTGTGATGTTGTCTAGTTCCATTAAAAGGATTTTTCCTATATCCAAACTTTGAAGAAATCCTTCCACTTTTCAACGGCCATAGTAATTTAGATAATTTCTTTCTAACAGGTTTAGGTCTGCTAGGGGGAGTAAAAGATATTTTCGTTACAGTATATTTTTGGGGAGCTCTATATGTGTCCCAACTATCCATCTCTTTAAACATGGATGATTTTTTAAAAAATTCAGCTTGTGCGGCCGCTCTCTTTTGAAACTTCTTACACAATGGTAAAGTACATTCAAGTGCCATTGCGTTACCCAAAAACGATATACTAAATAAAATTGTCAATATAATTTTCATAATATAATTGCTCCTCATTTATCGTTAACCCATTTGTTTTCAACCCAAGTTTGTTCTTTAATCCAAACATTACTTTCAGCTGCTTTATTTTGTTCAAAAGGTTCAAACTCGGAAACCTTATCTTCAACAACAGTAAACTCTTTATCAAAAGTTTTCTTAACATACTCTGCACCTTCAATAACCATTTCTTTTGATGTAGCTAAATCTTTAATCAAAAGTTTAGCATTATCTGGTTTCTGAATCAACAGAGAACATAACAAGAAAAATTGAAATATAATAATACAATTCTTTAACATTAGAAAGCTCCTAGTAAAATAGTTTGAGCATTAATCCGACCAGTAACATCCTGTTCTTTGGTTTTCATCTGCTTTATATTTTTATTCAAAGTCCTCTTTGTCAAAGTTTTCAATACATCTTCAGGCTTCCTTGCCGTCTTTTGAAGAGATGCTTCTTTATCAAAATCTTGGATAGTACAACCCTTGACATTAAGACCTCTAACACTATTTGTAGCATAATAAACACCCAACTTGTTATACTTAGTATTATAAACCCACAATTCATTACAACCAATAATTTTCTCTGGATTTACACTTACCAATCTAAGGTCTGGATGTTCTACCTGATATTTCAACTTAGAAACAAGTCGCGTTGCAGATAGAGTTTTCTTCTTTCTAGGTTTTCGTTGAGCTGTTGAATTTTTAATAAGACGATCAATATCGTCTACAATAACACCATAGAAATCCATAATCTTCTTATGGTATTTTGGTTTCAAATGTCCCCATGCTTCATTCAAATAATCGTCATCAGCATTGTAAACATCAACAGACTCATTATAACAGTCAATATATAACGGCCTCATCTTACGAGCATGGACTGCTTTACAACCCATATCTTGCAAGTGAGCATAACAATCATATTTATCTTTGAAATCACTATCAATAAAATCATCAACTTTACCTTCAATCTCACCGATATAAACCTCAACCTGCTCACGGATTCTATCCTGTATTGAAGGTTTAGGCCTATTCTTTTTTTCTTCTTTTAACTTTTTTTCTTTTTCTTGTTCTTCTTTAAGTTTCTCTTTCTCCCAACCGATAGATGGGTCTTGAGGTACACCATTCAAAACGGGGACACCTCTAGTAACCCCATCCTCACAAATTATAATGTCATAAAGTTGTTTTTTCATAATATAATTTCCTCTCAAAAATGCATCCTGGCTAAACCAAACAATGCAATAATAATAACGATACTATTCAATAAAATTAAATTAACACTATTCCTTAGATAAGCATTAATAATATGTAATGATGAACCTACCAACTGAATTAAAAATATAGTGGTGATACAAACATCATCACCATACCATGCCATCAGTAAGTATATTAAAATAAAACACAATGAGCCAATCGTTTCACAAAACAAACGAAAACGATTGTATTTCCAATCTGCTACTATCCAACTTTTAAATGCTTTTAATGTATTCATTTTCTTAACCTTAATTATTTGATACTGTCATTATATAATCTTTTCCCTTAACCATCCATTCGGGATATTCAGCTTGATTCATAATTTCATTTTCGTAAATATCATCTATATTATCATCGAGCCATCTTTCATATTCATGGTCTTGATATTTACCATTTTGCTTTTCTTCAGCGTGCTGTTTTTCCATTTCACGATTATATTTTTCTTCATCAGTACCTTCACCTTCTAAAGAATCCAACCATGCTTCAAATATTTCTTTTTCATTTTCGTAATCTTCCCATTCATCTTTCCATATGCTCATTGGAATAGC